TCTATCAATTTCAGGCGGGAGGTATTCTCCAGAATCTCCGACAGCTGTCCTACTATGTAGGCTGCACAACTCGGACATACCTTCAACAAATGCTCGTGGGATGTCGTCGAACTCACAGGCTCCAAGACTGATATGCTGTAATAGACAGGTACCTCGTGATGGCAGGTATACTTCGAGACAGACGTTACCTCTGATGCGGTTTCCTTCATTGTCATATTTTACTTTGTTTAGCCAGATGTCACCTGATTTAATTCCGAATAATAGTTGTTCCTTGAACGTACAATCCTTCCACCACTCTTCAGTGATGTTGATGCATCGTTTAACCCAGGGTAATTCCGATCTAGGAGTAGTAATAAAGTCAAGAGCATCGGGGTGATTGAGCGAAATATGAAGAACAATCGCACCATTTTTGTACACCCCACCTCTACGTAATATTTCATTTAAACTACTATAAATTTTACCGAAACTTACAGGACCAGAAGCTGTTACACCTGACTTACGGACGTAACCTTTAGGGTCAAGTTTGTCTAGGTGAATAGCGCAACCTGCTCCATACCTAAGAGCATGTGATGCAAACCTCCAGCTAGCCTCAATTCCGTTTGGTCCTTCCATTTCATTTTCAACTACAAATACTGTGCAGCTGACTGGTAAGCGGTGTGTAGGATCATCGATCCATGATTGAACACGTCCTGTACGTGCGATATAATTAGACATTGAGTAGATCAGTTAGGTTTGGAGGTTTGTAGTTTGGTCCTTTTAAGACCTTACCGTCTGCGCGGTAAATAGGTTGTCCATTCTCATCTAGTTTGGACATATTTGATTTATGGACACGATCCATAGCTTCATCCAGATCCCAACCGTTGTTAGCAGCAAACTGATAACACACATAGACAAGATCACAAAGCTCTTTTAATTGTTCGTGTTCATCTTTAAAATGAAAGGCTTCATGAAACTCTGACCATTCTTCATCGATCAAAGATTTCTGAGTCAGAGTCCCATTCGGTGAATTGACCACCGAGTAAGCGTCCCGGAACTCTTTTGCCTGATTCAATAGTGTTGTCCCAGTCTGATTGGGTTTTGTCGAGTTCATGTTGTAGATAGTGAATTGCTTTGGCTAGGTCTTTTCTTTTGTCTCCTTTGTATTCACAACGGCAGATGTATTTAACAGCGTTGGCTTGAAAGAAACTGAGGTTCTGATTAACGATGAAGTCTCCTACTTCCCAGTTGTTTCCGTAGTGTTCAGGTGATTGGGCCATTTTTTGACTAGGTTAGATACAGTGTTAGCAAGTGCAAAGTTCTGACGTTGTAACGCCATAAACAATGTAATAATATCTGTCTTATCAGCTTTAGGTAATAGGTCCTCAAGTCTTCTTATCTTGAAGTCCTGTTCCACTGTCAACTCTATAATCGGAGGAGGGGGTAAAAAGGATGGGTTGTTTTGCTCTCCAGTCATAATCATTTGTAGTAAGGATCTTTGCAAGTCTTGCGTTTTGTAGTGCAATGTCTTCACTAAGATTCTTCTCAGCAAATGCATCAACAACTGTTTTCCAAGTATAACCTTTATCTTCAAACAAAGCAACAGCTCGTTTGATTCCTATTCCTGGCACGCCGGAGTAGCCGTCTGTCTGGTCACCTGCAAGCGTCTGTATAAGGTGCCAGCGTTGTCCTTCTGCCTCTTCCACATTCACGGTTTCATCCATGTTGTAGAGCCTTCCAGGTATCTGTCGCATGTCCTTGTCTGGACTTACGATAACATTACCAGGATATTTAGTAGCGTAGATACCCATACTATCATCAGCTTCAAGAGTCGGTAGTATTACTACTTCGTATTCATCTTTTAGAGCATTGATGACACGTTTGTATCCACAAGGTTTCTTACGATTACGATGACCTTTGTAAGCTGGCATGATTTCCTTACGAAAGTTAGAACTATCACTAAAGAACAGAACAATTTCTGGTACATCCCACATGAACTTATTTTTAATTTTATTTAGTTCACGTTTAACTGCTGCGTATGCTTCACTAAATCTGCTGACAACTACAATTACATCATCACCAAAGTCTAGGTCAGACTCTGCACCAGCGCAAGCCTTGTAAACGATGTAATCTGCGTCAACAAATAACTTCATTTACCTTGGCCTCTATATTTCTTCTTACCTTTACGTGGCTTACTATGTAAACCATTACCCTGACGGGTTTTCTTTGATGTAAACGGGACTACGGTTTGTACTCCCATCATTGACTTACTTCTCATTAGTGGGTTTCACTCCAGTTTTTTCCGGTTTTTGATTCTGCGTCGATTCTGATTCTGAGGTTGTAGTACTCTCCAGCTGCGAGACTGCTAAATACCAAGGATGTTGATAAGTCAGCTGCCTGTTCAGGGGCACACTCGAATTGCAATTCGTCATGTATAAAGGCTAATTGAGAACAGCATAATTTTAATTCTTTAATGTTTTGTTGGTTGATTACCATCCAACGTTTTGCCAGGATGGCTGAGTTACCCTGGAGGCAATAGTTTAACGCTTTATGCGGGCTATCCACCATAATTTTTCTGCCATCGATAGCTTTGATAAATCCTCTTTCTGAAGCTGTCTTGATAGATGCCAAGAGTTTATCGAGTCCATCAATCGCGTCAATATATGCCGCTCTGATTTCCTTACCTTTTTTCTTGGCTTGCGTGGATGAAAGAAGTTTGTCATAGCTGTGTCCAATTTTTTCGTCACCTGCACCATACAGGAAGGCATACGTTACAGTTTTCACAAGCTTCCTAGATATTCCTATCTTGTCAGCATTTACTTGGTGGATGTCTCCGTTGAGTAAGATGTCTGCATACCGTCCATCATCATATCTGGCAAGGAAATGAGACAACATACGTAACTCAATCCCAGACAAATCAGCAGCGACCATGATTTGACCCGGAGATGGTAAGAAAAGTTCTCTAAATCGTGGGTCACTAGGTACTTGGGCTAAGTTTGGGTTTCGGTGGGCACATCTAAAAGTTGATGTAGCAACAGAACAATGATGATGAATCCTATTAGCAGTCGTAGATAGCTTCAGCCACGCGTTCGCGCCTTCGGATATCATTCCAAGCATCTTCGTTATCGTCAAAATCCGCAGGAATGCAAGGGCAATCTCTGTCCCAATCTCCTTCAGTATCGGTTCGTCTATGATAGGCTTCCCAGTAGGTGTCTTCTGGGTGGGATTCCAGCCATGAAATGTTTGCAGGATCCATGCTATATGATCTCGTGATGTAGGATTTAGTTCTTTAAGGCGTGTAAGTGGAGCGTCTTTGACATAGCCTTGGGTCCGATTATCTCGCTTAGGAGTAAATACTGGTCCGGCAACGTAAGGATGCCTGTCACGTAGTAATTGATAAGTTTCTTCAAGCTCTTGTCTGAGAGTTGATGCAAGTTGCCATGCAGCGCGTTCATCAAAATACCATCCATGTAGTTCTTGTTGTGTGAGGATTTCTGCTGCCTCATGTTCTAGCGTAATCCATTTAGGTATGGTTGGAAGTGTGTCCAAAGTTTTCTTGTAACAATAACATCTTGTATCATGTAGTCTTCCATTTCTGGAGACCACTCTTGCCAATCTGCGTCCTTGCAATAGTCACCTTTAGCTTCATTGAGGCGATAACCCCAAGCAGCTAGTGAATGCGATCCATACAATTTGAGTGGCATACCATCCCATGTCTTTTGTTTATCAATCTCTATCAGGTTCGGGTGATAAAGACGGCTAAGCAAAAGAGTATCCAAGCAATCACCAATACGTCTAAACCATGGATAAAACTTATTGATGATACTAAGGTCATAATTAATAATGTTATGACCGATAATATAATCAGCGTCTTCGAGGTATTGGATACCGCGGACGATAGGTTCCGACGCTGGTCTCTCTGTAGCTGACGTAAACGATTGATCATTAAAGACCATCGTTTTTTCAGTGTTGGTGTCGTAGATGCAAAGACAGTGGATTTTGGTAGCATCATTTAGAAGGCCGTTTGTCTCCAGATCGAAGATCAGCATTGTTCCAGTGGTAAGTTTTGTCTACAAATTGTGCACGTTTGATTGCCTCTGCACTAGGAGGGTTTGGTTTAGAAATCTGTTGTGGCGTCAAACGCTGCTGGTTCTGTAGTTTCATTGAATTTACAAGTGGATAAGTCATAGTTTAATCGACAAGCAATGCCTGTTTCCCCAGAGTAGCGATTCTTGAGAACTCTAACAATTGTATCAGAGTGTTTAGTTTCACTCTGTTGATTTCTTTCGAGTCCAATAACTGCATCGCTAAGCTGAGCGATTGCCGCACTTCCTCTAAGTTGTCCGAGTGTAACACGTGCACCTTCTTCATGGTTTTGATCGGATGATCCTCGTTTTAAATGTGATACT